CCTTTTTATGGGATCTACGAATCGTCTTGAGTCTCATCTTAATTTTATAAGAAGAAATCAAATGAAAGACTGGCATGAAATTTGCTTAAATCTAAAAGATGAAAGTCATGATCCACATTTAACACAAAATTTCTGTCATCAAGTTTTTCGTGAACTACGAAAAGCTAAAATCAAAGATAAAGGAAAATTCAAGAATCGTATGGGTCCTGAATTTGAAGCATGGGCTAAAACTTTGGAAACTAAATATCCAGAAGATTTAGTAAGAGAAATTATTAATGATGATGATTTTTGGTTAGAAACACTTTTAAAAACTCAAAAGATTCGTGAATGATTTTTGAATAAATTCCTTTTGTAAACATTTCAAAGCAAGTTTACGACCATTCTCTGCTATTTTCTTGCATTTAGAATCATGCTTTAAACACCAATCGACTTTCTCTTGAATGTTAGAAAGATCTTCTGCAATAGCAATATAATGTTTATCTTCTTTGAACTTTGAATCTAACCAATGTACATAAGGACTTTTTACTCTTAGAATTAAAGAACCAGTTAGAAAAGATGTAAGCAATCTGTAAGCAAGAACGTTACCATCAACATGAAAGATAAATTTATAATTAATTTGTTCAGTGAACATAGCTAGTTTAGGAACTTTCTTTAAAGAAGTCTTTACTTCTGCTAATCCTTCTATTTTATCGAATCGTAAGTTCTTAGAAGACGTTTCGACTAAACCTACATCCAATAAATTGGATTTTAAAGAAGCTAAATGAATACGTTGATTAGTTTTTTCTGAAGTTCCACAACCTGTTATACCACCACGAAATACTGCAATAGGTTTTTTAGATTCCCAATCAACTTGTTTTACTTCAAATGGTTTTTCTATGAACTGAATATCATCACGATCAGGAATTGGAATATCGTAAAACTCTTTATGACCAGAATAAGCGAACATAGGTAGAAAAGGTGGTTTATAATTAGTTTTAGTTTCAAACCATGGTTCAGCAAAATCTTTTCTTAGAAGTTGTGAATCAGTTAATGAAAATACAAATAAACCATGTGGAACTTTTACTGAATCAATAAATCTAGGAAATAAATCATCTTCTGATTTTCCGAATGGTTTTATTACACATTGCATAATACGCCATTGTTTATTCTTTAAAGTTTTCTTTTTAGAAGCAGAAAGAGAGTTCTTTTTAGTTAAATGTTTTTTCAATAAAGAAGAAGTTTTAGAAAATTCAAATTTTAAAAGTTCTTTTGTTTGTCCAATCAGAATATAACAATTATATGAAAGATCAATAATATACTTTAAAGTATTTTCAAGAGCATTTTCAGAAAAACTCCATGGATGAGAAAGTTCTTTATTTGAAACATAAGGTTTCAAATATTCAAAAGCTTCTTGATAATTATGAAGCTTTTTCATCCTTACTTTAGAATAAGGAAATGTTGCCTACTATTTTAGTTCCATTTCGTGAACAAGTAGAACAGAAAAGAGGTGAACATTTAAAAAAGTTTATCTCACATATGTCACGTTATCATCCTGATTGGACTATTTTAATCATAGAACAATCAGAAGGTGAAAAGTTTAATCGTGGTGCTTTATTGAATATAGGAACTAAATACGCAAAGAAATTAGGAGCAGAATATGTTATTTATCACGATGTTGATTTGATTCCTCTAAGTCCTTTAGTAAAATATTACGAGACATTTCCAGAAGAACCAATTCATATTGGAACAGCTTATAAAGGCAAATATGCAAACGATACATTTATTGGTCAAGTACTTTCAATCTCTATAAAAGATGCTGAAAAAATTAATGGATTTCCAAATAATTTTTGGGGATGGGGTGGTGAAGATGATTCTATGTATAGAAGACTAAAGAAACATAAAATAAATATTATTAGACCTTCTATTTCATCAGGCTTTAAAGTTTTAGAACATGTGGATACAAGAAAAATTGAAGGAGCTAAAAATATGCAGAAATGGGAAGATTTAAAAGCTGATAATGGCAAATCAGGATTATCAAATATTAAATGGAAACTTTTGAATGAACAAACGGTTAAAAATGTTACGAAATATATTGTAGATATTAAATAATATGTGGTACGATACTCTCTCTGAAGATAAGCAAGATGAGATTAAAACTTTCATTATGAAGTCTAAAAATACTGATAAAGATCCAAAATATACAAGGAAGTATTTGGATATAATGCTTAAACATGCAGTTTTATTTTCAAAAGATGGTACTTATCATATGTTAAAAGCACACACTCGTGAAAATGAACATAATGAATTACGTAAACATCTAAAAGATACAAAAGCAAAACATACTTTAGAAGTAGGGTTTGCGTACGGATCTTCAGCTCTTGTATTTGCAGAACACCATCAGACTATGAAAAATACAGGAATTTCTCATTATTTAATTGATCCAAATCAATCAGGAACAGGTGAAGGACATTGGGATAACATTGGTATTGAAAACTTGAAACGAGTCGGATATATAAAAGGAAAAAATTATAAACTTATGGAAGAAACATCTATGCTAGCGTTACCTGAATTATTCAGGAAAAAAGGAGGTGAATGGGTAGATGTTGCATTAATTGATGGATGGCATTTATTTGATTATACTTTAATTGATCTATTCTTTTGTTTAGAAATGTTGAAAGTAGGAGGTGTTGTAATCGTTGATGATAAACGTATGAAAGCAATTAATGGTGTATATAAATATGTTACAAGAGCTTACCCACATATTATAGACGTTTGTAAATCTTGTAAAAGTATTTTAGTATTAAAAAAGAAAACTAAAGATTTACGTGATTGGGATGCAGATGAAAAGGTAAATTTTAATTTAACTTAAGATTTACATTTTTTAATAACTTCCTTATAATCTTCTAAAGTTTTCATAATATATTTTTCATTAGATTCTCCACCATCAAAATAAGGTGATTTTACAAGTTTATATGAAGGAGGTAAATATAAAAAGTTAGGAAATACAAAATCTTTCTTTTTAGAACCCAATAAAACAGCAGCAATACTTAAGGTAGACTCAGATATTATAACCCTTTTTGCATTACGAAAACAATAAAATGTTTCATTGACATCTTCACGAGGATATTCAAATTCATTACTTAAAAGACATTTAGCTAAATCAGGTTCATCAGAAAAAATGTAAACAGGACCATTTTTCTTTTCTAAAAGAGCAGAAATGTTATCTAAATAATATTCAGGTTTCATAACTACATATTTTGGAGGTTTTGATTTTTTAAGTTCTTGTAAATTTATTGTAAACTTATCACCTAATCTAAAATGTACAAAAATACCTTTTGTAAAATCATATTTATCTTTTAATGAATCATACTTCTCATCTATTTTAAAATACTTTTTTATGGAAGGTGTGAATCCTTCAATTGTATAATAAGCATGATTGTGATCTATCTTTATTTCTTTCACATCATCTTTTAACTTATCATATTCTCTCCAATCAATAAACTTTATATTTTTAATATTTTTCAAAGCAGGAAATAAAACAATAAGTTTCTCTTCTTTATGATGTGATTGTTTATCGACAATATAAAAATTAGTTTTAGGATATTTATGTAGAATATTAATCAGCATAAATATCTTGTTTCCAATACCATTACTTAGAATAAATATATACTCCATTACTATATTCTCACTTTTTGCAAATTGAAAATGGAACAATCTAAAGACATTACTTATAATAACAAGAATGGGAGATACAATCATTGGAGTTCAATTTGGAATCGCCAACCCTGAAGACATTTTGTCACGCAGTGTTGTCGAAGTAATCACTGACAAAACATATCAAGCTCAACTCCCTGTCCCAGGAGGTGTATTTGATTCTCGATTTGGTGTAGTCGAGAATGGTAAAGTATGTCCTACCTGCAAACAAACTAATCTTTTGTGTCCTGGTCACTTTGGACATATTTCTTTAGCAAGACCTGTATATCTTTACCAGTTTCTAGATACTGTTCAAAAGATTCTTCAAAATATTTGTTTGACCTGTTCGAATCCTTATTTGACTGATGAAGAGCTTGAGATTATCGAGAAGAAGTTTACTGGAATGGACCGCTTTAATGCGGTGAGAGATCGTACAGCTTCTTATAAAACTAAAGAACTAAAAAGTACTTCTGCATGTCCTCATTGCGAATCTCCTTTAATCAAGAAAGTCGAGAAAGTTGAGAATACAGTTGCTACTTTGGAAGCTGTAACTTATGATGAAGAAGCAGATAAGATTCCTCTTCAGCCTGAACTTGTTCTACGTTGTTTCCAACGTATTTCTGATCGACATGTAGATCTTCTAGGATTCAGTTCAAAATTCAGTCGTCCCGATTGGATGATTTGTACTGTTCTAGCAGTCCCTCCTTTGACTGTACGTCCTTCAGTTGTTATGGATGATAATCAACGTATGGAAGATGACTTGACTCATAAACTTAACGATATTGCACGTAATAACCAACGTCTAAGAGATAAGATTGATAAAGGCGATTCTGCAGATATTATTGATAAGTATACGGATATTCTACAGTTCGATGTAGCTACATACGTTGATAATGATATCAAAGGACTACCACCTGCTGCTCAACGATCAGGCAGACCTCTAAAGACATTGAAGTCACGATTGGGTGCAAAGACTGGACGTGTTCGTGGCAACTTGATGGGCAAACGTGTTGATTTCTCAGCACGTTCTGTCATTACTCCCGATTCAAATATTGATGTTGATGAACTTGGAGTTCCTGAAGAAATTGCAATGAATTTAACATTTCCTGAAATTGTTACAGTTTATAATCGTGATCGACTCATGACGTATATTCGTAATGGCCCTTCAAAGTATCCTGGTGCAAAATCAGTATTTCTAAAAGATGATCAACGACCTATTTCTCTAAAGTATGTCAACCCTGAAATGATTGATCTAAAGGATGGTGATGTTGTACATCGTCATTTGATTGATGGAGATGTTGTTCTCTTTAATCGTCAACCATCTTTGCACAAAGGATCGGCTATGTGTCATCGTATTCGTGTACTTCCTTATTCGACATTTCGATTGAATGTTTCTGCAACAAAACCTTATAATGCAGATTTTGATGGTGATGAAATGAATATGCATGTTCCACAAAGTATTGCATCAGCAACAGAACTAAAGTATCTTGCAAGCATTCTTCGTCAGATTGTTTCTCCTCGTACTAATTCAGCTATTATTGGTGTGTTTCAGGATACACAAACAGGAATCTATCGTCTTTCACAGCCTGATGTTCTTGTTCCTGAACATATTGCTATGAATATTCTGGCACGTATGAAGAAACCTCTTTCGACATACATTCGTCAAGATAAAGCTTTGAGTGGTCAAGATATTATTTCAAGCGCACTTCCTGCAATTGATTTTGATGGAAAAGTTTCAGTAAAAAATGGTAAATTAGTGAAAGGTATTCTTAATAAAAGTGCATTTGCATCAACTACTGAAGGATTAGTTCATATGTTATATTCTGACTTTGGTCCTAAACGCGCTGGTCAGTTTATTAATGATATTCAGAACATTGTTACCAAATACAATTTGTTTACTGGATTTTCAGTAGGACCTTCTGATCTTGCAACAAACAGAGAAACAGATGAAGTTATTAAAAAGACTTTAGCAGAAGGACGCCAAAAGGTATCTGATATTCTTTCAGATGTACATGCTGGAAAGTTTCTGAATGGTAGTGGACGTCCAGATGGTGAAGAATTAGAAAATCAAATCATGAATGCTTTGAAAGCTGTATCTTCAACTATTGGTGATGAATCAATGAAAAGTCTTCCCAAAACAAATCGTATGGTTCAAATGGTAGATTCTGGTGCTAAAGGATCCTCTTTGAATATTACTCAGATGCTTGGTTTGCTTGCACAGCAACAGGTAGCAGGTAAACGTATTCAATATACTTTACAGGATCGCACATTGCCTCATTTCACTAAATTTGATGATGGTATGGAATCTCGTGGATTCGTTGAGAATTCCTTCATTAGTGGATTGAGACCCGCAGAGTTCTTCTTTCATGCCATGGGTGGTCGTGAAGGTCTTATTGATACTGCCGTAAAGACTTCAGATTCTGGATACATTCAGCGCCGACTCGTGAAAACAATGGAAGATTTGCATGTTGAGTATGATGGTACAGTTCGTAATGTAAATGGTTCTATCTTTCAGCATCATTATGGCGGTGATGGTATTGACAGTGTTTCAGTCCAGAATCAACCTATTGAACTAGCTGTTATGTCTATGGAAGATTTGTATAAGGAATTTGCTGCATCAAAAGATGATTTTGCAGCTGTTGTCAATGGTGAAGTAAACAATGATCCTCCAGATTTAGTTGAAGAACTATTGGTTGATCGTGAAGTTCTTGTAAAAGATGTATTTCGTTACAAAAAAGGTTCTTCGGTTATGTGTCCTGTTCCTCTGAAACGTATGGTTGAAAAATATAATAATCCTTATGCAACTAAAACTAAACTAACACCTGATTATGTAGTACAAGAACTAGATAAGTTTTGTAAACAATCATGGGTTGCTCACAATAAACTATTTCATATTCTGTTGCGATACTATTTAGCTCCTAAGAAAACTATTATCAAAATGCGTTTGAGTGTAGAAATGTTTGATGAACTAATGACTGATATTAGTTATAGATATATCAAGAGTCGTGTAGATCCAGGTGAAATGGTTGGAACGCTAGCTGCACAATCTATTGGTGAACCTACTACACAGCTTACATTGAACACGTTCCACTCTGCAGGTACTGCGAAAGCAAATGCTACTGCAGGTGTTCCACGTATTGTTGAACTTTTGAGTGCATCTCACAATCCTAAAAGTCCTTCGAATGTAGTATATTTGGATACATCTATTTCGGGATCACGTGTTTCTGCAATCTCTAAAATGAAAGATATTCAAAAGACAACTTTGAGAGATATTACAAAATCTGTACGTATTTATCATGATCCAAATCCTTTGTCAACAAATACTTCTGTACAAGAAGATCGTGATATTTTGCAGACATATGAGAAGTTTTCAGTGACACAAGGAACAACGTGTGTATCTCCATGGATTATGCGATTGGAGCTAGATCCTATGGAAATGGCTGCTCGTCAAATTATTGATATGACATTAGTTCAAGCAAAGATCGAAAATAATAAAGTTCTAAGAATATTTAGCTGTGTACATACAGATACTAATTCTCCTGGAAAGATGGTTCTAAGAATTGTATTTGGATCTGATATGGTTAAGAATGTTCTATCTCTAAGATTTATTGAAGATAAACTATTGGACACTGTATTAAGAGGAGTTGAAGGTATTGGGCGTGTATACATTCGTGAAATTAGTAATGAACTTATTTATGATGAAAAGATTGGAGGATATACACCACAAAAGCAATTCATTCTTGATACTGAAGGTACTAATCTTCTAGATCTTGCAACAGTTCCTGGTGTTGATCCTCTAAGAAATTGGTCAAATGATATTCATGAAATTCTAGATGTGTTTGGGATTGAAGCGGTACGTGTGGCATTGTATGAAGAATTTAAGGAAGTTTTCGAGGCAGAACCTGTGAACTATCATCATATGATCACGTTGGTAGATACAATGACTTATCTAGGTCGTATTATGGAAGCGAATCGTTTCGGTATGAATAAAGGTGAAAATGGTGTTCTTGCTAAATCTTCTTTTGAAGAAACATCCAAGATTCTGTTTAATGCTGCATTGTCTTCAGATTTTGATAATATGAAAGGTGTTTCTGCAAATATTATGTTTGGTCAGAAACCCCCTTGTGGTACTGGATTCGTTGATATTCTGATTGATGAAACTAAATTGCCAGAAGGAACAGAAGAAAACATTTCAGTATTTGAAGCCGACTTGGCTGCTGCAAATGCACGTGTAGATGCTGAAGAACGCAAGGATGCAGAACAAGGTGGTGTACAAATGTCTGATATTGATATGGCTTGGTAAACTACTTTAAGAATGGAGCAAGGAAGGCATTCTTAACTACTACTCGCATAAACAGATTTCCTTGAGTTACATAAATTATAGCAAGAAATCCACCTAAAGCAAGTGCAGTATATAGCTCAGGATTACTTGTATTTTTTTGCATATAAGGATATACGTGTGTTGTAAACACCCATATAATAAAAACAATAGACACAATTCCAAAAATTACAGACAATGTTTCCATTTATATTAATAAAAACGGATTATTTCAGATTAGAATTTTAAATACTAAAAACAATGGATTACATTTCTAACCAATATAAACTTACAAATGGTGAACTAGCACAAAAGCTTGATAATTTGACAGATGACCCAACTTGGGAACATCTTCTAATGATTGATTGGGTGCATCATCATGGTGATGGAAATTATGATGGTGGATTAAGTTTCTTTGATCGTTTGAACAAGAAACTTAGTTATAAACTACGAAACTGGGACATTGAAGGATACAAACGAATCGTAAGAGGTTCGAATGATCCTCCATCAGTCTACATTGATATTCTAAAATACTTGTTGGAGGATCCACAAGATATTACAGTTTACGGATTGTGATAATGCATAAAGTATATGGATCCTGTAGTGCAAGCCGTTATTGAAAAATTCCAACAAAGGTCTGAACTAGGCCAAATAAAATATGGAACAACTTTAGAGGGGAATAATCTTCCTTTTTTGGATTGGGTTACTCATATGCAAGAAGAACTCATGGATGCTATTTTGTATTTAGAAAAACTTAAGAAAACACATGTAGAAGTTTAGTTGGAGAAATCAGTGACTTTAGTTGGAGTACGCAAGCCCACCCATACCACTCATAATTCTCAAAATGTTATAGTTGATCGCATACACACGAATATCTGCATTCTCCTGATCTTCAAGACCAATTTTCTTAGCACCATCAATGCTGAATACTAAAGTAGCCGTATCAATTCGGGAAAAGTTACATGTTCCAGAAGGCTGGTGTTCTTCAGGCTTAATTGCAAACGAATACATATATACACCTCCATTTTTGGGTTCTGTTGTGGCGTCTTGGCCTGAATATGGATTCCAGGCACCACCGCCTGCATTTTCATCACTATCAGGAGAAGTAGCGATATCAACACCACCATCTCTAAAAGTAGTTCCAGAATGGTGTTGGAATGGCTGAACAACTGCAAAATAATCTCCAGGTAAAGCCTGCATACGATCTTGACCATTGAGCTGTAGAGCACAATCGTAAATTAGATCATCGTATG